GGCAGAGGGATGAAAAGAACGACAATAGAAAAGCCTGCCGGTGAAATGAACATGGTAGAGTTGGCACACAATTGCATGTATGCAAAAGACCGGTGGGCATGGTACAGGGATTATGATTCGGACATGGATCTGCGGGACTTCATTCGCAAATTCAGCGAGGCAGAGGGTGCAAGCGAACTGCCGGAGGACAATGAAGCATTGTCTGACATCCTCATGGACAATCTGCAATATGGTATCAATGACCCAGATGGTCGCACTGCATTGGTATACCGCCTTATGTGGGCAATGGCAGACCTACGGGAAACGCTTATGGAATATGAGAACACGGGCGCGCCGTTACCAGAAACGGACGGCAGCCAGGGCCGTTGTTAGGGCATAAGCCGAAGCCGGAATGCCGGTACTGGCAATTTTTTAATCGTAGCTTATAACACAGCAGCGCATACCGGTACCTGATTCGCAGGACCGTGACTGCGTAAAGATAGCTGGCATGGCTCTGGTGTATGCACAACCAGTAAGACCAGCAGCGGATGTGCCTATGGAGAGATAATGGAGGACCATACGGCCAGGGGTTCCGGTCTGGCGCACATCCACTATATCGTTATTTGAAAAGGAGTGAATCATGAAATGTATACTGAAATATCCAGGAGCCAAGAACCGTATTGCTAACTGGATATGTGAATACATACCATCGCACGACGTTTATTTAGAACCGTACTTCGGTAGCGGGGCGGTGTTTTTTAATAAAGTTCCGGCCAGAATTGAAACACTGAATGACTTAGACGGAAATGTGGTTAACTATTTCAAGGTAGTCAGGGAAAGGCCGAATGAGTTAGCTGTCCAGCTGGAAATGACACCATATAGCCGTGACGAATATTACCGGGCATGTGAATATGATCCAGAGAATTCAGATATTGAGAAAGCCAGAAAGTTTGCGGTACGATGTTGGATGGGATATGGAGCCAGTAACTATTATGTTAGCGGGTTCAGGAGTAGTCAACAATCCAAAAGTCCTTATACCACAAAAGAATGGAGAAACTTGCCGGAGAGGTTATTGGCTGCTGGAGAACGGTTAAAGAATGCACAGATTGAGAATCTACCAGCAATGGAATTGATTAGACGGTATGATACGCCAGATGTCTTTATGTATGTTGACCCACCATATTTACATGGAACACGGAAAAATTATCTTTACCGGTATGAGATGGGGGATGCAGAACATATTGAACTGCTAAAGTTACTCGCAGAACATCCAGGGAAAGTATTGCTATCTGGATATGACAATGACCTATACAACCAGTATCTTCTTGGATGGCGGAAAGCGCAGAAGAAAACGCAAGCAGAAGCAGGCATACCTAGAGTGGAAACATTGTGGATGAATTATGAGATAGGGCAAGCGAAGCTTAAGCTTTAAAATTAGCATTTAAAGGAGAATGGTATGAAATCACTTTTATCAACTCCGGCCCTGGCTGAAAAAATTTGTGATATGAAGGACCGGAGAGAGAAAGCTAATACATGGAGTGCGGATGACGAGCAGATACTAGCTTTTCTTGTCGAACTTCATATATTGCGAATTTCTAAGGCTCATGCAGACAGCGAATCAAAGGGAATCACAGAAATAATATATAAATTACACGATGAAATGCAGGACGAGAGAGGTTTATTAATTCGTTAAATTAGGATTTCCGGGAGAACTGGAGGAAGGAACAGCGTATGGGAATTGATTTGAGTAGATTTAAGGTAATCCACGGAGACAAGGTATTAAATGCAGTGGCGCTTATGGAGGTAAGGATGCCGGAAGGAACGTGGGAAAATAGAGAGACTATTATTAAGCCTAAAATACTTGAGATTTTGGCTGTTAATGAGGATGGGAACATTGTGTCTATCATGGATGAGGCGTGGATGTTTCAGTTTCTTCCCATAGTCTCGAATTAGCATTTGGCTGCCGACTGCCAAGTGTCGGAGAAAGCAGGAAATATGATTATAACAGGAATGAAACATTTTGAAAGTGTATGCAAAAGAAAACTTGTAGATTGGTATAACTGTGACGTGGAGACAAAAGGCACACGCATTGATTTGGATGACGTTTATATTGTATGGGCTTGCAAGACTTTACAGAACTACAAGTGTTTAGCTTCAACTTCGGTTAGTGGAGACGGTATTTATGCTGAGTATACGTATAATGGGGACAAACAGGAATTATACGAAGATGTATACAAAAAATTGACGAATACTTGCCATAGAGAAGAATAGTTAAACTGAAATTTACATGGAGAAAGAAGATGTCTGAACATGGTTTCTTTAATATGGATTGCATGGTAGGGATGGGGCAATATCCAGATAAATATTTTGGATTGGCTATAGTAGATCCCCCCTATGGAATTGGCGAGAGCGGAGAGAAAAATCACACCCGCAGTAACCTGATTAAGGCAAAAGATTACAAATCCTATACGGGTAATGACAAAGAACCTCCATCAAAAGAATACTTCCATGAACTATTCCGGGTATCAAAGAATCAGATTATATTTGGCGCAAACCATTTTATAAGTCGTATCCCGTATGATAGCCATTGCTGGATTGTATGGGATAAAGACAATGGGGCCAATGATTTTGCGGATTGCGAGCTTGCATGGACCAGTTTTAAAACAGCAGTAAGAAAGTATCGTTATAGATGGCATGGAATGATGCAAGAGCATATGGATAACAAGGAGTATAGGATTCATCCGAACCAGAAGCCGGTTGCACTATATGAGTGGCTATTGGATAAGTATGCAAAAGCAGGTGATACCATACTTGATACCCATGTAGGTAGCGCAAGCTCTTTGGTGGCCTGCCGAAACAGAGGTTATGAGTATGTAGGGTTTGAGATTAACCGGTATTATTTTGACTTGGCAAATAAAAGGCTTAAAGAGGCAGAGGCACAATGGAATATATTTGATTATCCTGAGGCTATTCCAGAGAGTATGAAAAATTAAAACTTGCTAATAAATGTCAAGCAATTTTTGAAAAAAATTGGATCGTAAAAAAGGGTAACTTTAATAAACACCACAGTAGGTGATAAAAAAGAAGTGTAGGTTATTTATAAAGCTCCATCACTCTTGCATAGTAAATTCTCAAAAACTTATTAACACCAGCCATTTTGGCTACAGTCTTGTGCTTACCTTCAGATTCTTTCTTGATGATGAACTGGTAAACAGGGTCATTCTCGGGCTTATGTACCTTGAGTGAGTGCATGACCTCATAGCAGGCTTTACGCAAGTAGGCTGAGCCACGTTTTGATATATGCCGATTGGTCCCTTCGAATTGCCCAGACTGATAAGGAGGTGCATCATTACCGGCGTAAGCATTAAGTGCTTTAGCACTGGTAAACCTCCGTACATCTCCAATCTCGGCAATCAGGATAGGGGCCAGGCGGTCTCCAACGCCATACATGGAACGGACAATGGAATACTCTGGCATTGTATAAGCGATAGACTGCATTTGTCGCAGTATCAAATCGGCTGAGGAGCTGGCTTGCTTTAACATTAACAGGCACTGAGATAACGCAAGAGAAGTGGTAACATCGGGGCTGCGGGTGATAATGCCATCAGAGGCGGCTTGATAAATCGCAAGAGCTTTCTTTTGAGAACCCCTACATCGGTGTTTTTGGGCAAAAGCGATGTAACTATTTACAAACCGTTTTTCACCCATCTGAGAGATTTTTTCATAGCTCTGGTATTTTTCTACGAAGTCGAAGAAAAGCGTGTTTTCCAGGTATCTGGATGAGATAGGAATGATATTTTGAATACCAGGCATGATTTCATCTAACAGATTGGAGAGTTGGACTCTGGCTTTGACTTTCATAGAAACGCTTTGACTGTATTGTCTGGACAGAAATTTTAGGTCCTCATACTTTTGGTCGGTAGGGCTGTAAGGCCTTAACTGATATGACTTTTCTAACACAAAATGTGCAATGCGGACAGCATCCTTTTTATCAGTCTTTCCTTTTCTGATACTGTTGTCCATAAACTTTTTAACCAGGAATGGATTAATCACGAATACGGTGAATCCTGCTTCAAGCAGAGCTTTAAGGATGGGATAGTGGTAATGTCCAGTTGATTCCAAAGCGACTTTAGTCTCTTCTTGGTATGAATGAATTAAGGCTGTGAGTTGAGTAATATCGCTGATAGTATGTGAAAAGTCATGTGGCTTTGACAGAACAGTCCCATCAGAGCGAATAATTGCGACAGTGCTTTTGGATTTAGATACATCAATACCTACAGCTAACATACGGGGTTCCTCCTTTGTGAATTAGTATGATTGGGTCCAGCACTCAGTTATCAATTCATTTTCGTTAGTTACCCGGAAGCGAATCCCAACTTGCTTAATCGAATTAGTGATAATGAGTGATGGTTAACACTTTTAATTTCGGGAGCTATGTCCCACATTTAGGCCGTTAACCAATCAGACTCATCATAACAAAAAAAATAAGAATAGGGGTTCTTTCCCTACTCTTATATAGTACGACATTTAGCAAAGAAAGGAGATTTTGGGTATGGGAGTAAAAGAGTATGAAGTTTTTGGAAGAATCAGATTTGGGAAAGAAGAACAATTCACGCATCTTTGCTTGATAATTGAAGCATATTCATCTGACGATGCAAAGGAAAAGGCTGAAAAAATTTCCAGTAATGTATATTGGTCGCACTGTATGGAGCATGTTTGTGATGATTAAAGTAGATTTAAAGCCATGTCCGTTCTGCGGCGGAATTCCAGAATTAAGACAGTTTGCGAATCCTAAAAACTTTTATACTGTACAATGCCCTAAGTGTTATTGCAGAACGGACGGATTTTCGACAAACCGGACATCTGGGAGCGATAAAGAAAATATACAGGCAAATGCAGATGCTTGGAATAGACGTGTAGACGGATGTACGCATTATTAGCATTTGAAGAAAGAAGGTGTGAAGTGTTAGAAATTTTAATCATACCAGAAAATATGCAGCGGGGCGATAGGATACTCAATGTAATATGCAATATTGAAACAGAACCTATTGCAGAATATAGCAAGGGGCGAAAAAGGATTCGTACCCAAGGAGGGACGATATATAAGGTTATTCGTCCTGAAATACGATACTTGATGGGACATAGGGCAGATCAAGTGATTTTAGATTTTGCATTTGTGAACGCGTTGAAAAATGTAGTTGATTCAATTCTATGTAGTTCATGTGTTCCAACAGAGTTTCAGATCATAGATGACAGAAAAATTTTAAATGGTTGTATTCGACCATATTAGCACTTTAAGGGAACAAAAAAAGAGCCTTACGGCTCTGCCCGACGTTTTCACTAGCGGGTGTGGAATTTCAACCACACAAGGGTCTGCTGGCGGCTTTGCGTTCCCTGTTATTTGATTCAATTATAACAGCTTTAAAGCAACTATTCAATAGCAATATTAGCATTTTAGGAGGAGGAAAATGTCTGATTTTAACGAGCAGAGGATAGTCACAGCAAGAAAGGTACATAATTGCGAATTCTGCAAAAAACAAATTCAGCCAGGAGAAAGATATAGCTATGAAAGTGGAGCATTTGAGGGTGACTTTTATACACGTAAACTCTGCCCTGAATGTTTTGATATGCTTGATACGTTTTGCAAAGAGAATGGATACGGGGAATTTAGTTGGGACTGGGTAACAGATTGGCTCCATGACCTGTATTGCCATGATTGCCCATCAAAAGAAGATTGCGATTCATTTCCACAGCAATGTGGTATAATTCGCGGCAACTTTGCAGGAACATTTGCACGGGTAAATTAGCATTGAGGTGACGAAATGAGAAAATTAAGACTGATTAAAGTGGTCGTGCCGGAGATTGTTGCATATTTCGGCCAGGGTTCAAAACCCATGGAACCAGAATATGAGTGTTCCTGCGGAATGGGTGTGGCAGAGGAGTATAAATGCTGTCCCTACTGTGGTGCAGAACTGGCATGGGAGCAGGTTAGGAGACCATCGAAGGAATTTAGAAAACTGTTAGACAAGCTTTAAAATTAACGTTTCTGGTAGAACCGGAGAAAGGATATTATGAAAAAGAGTATAGATTTTTTTTACAGAGTGGCAAAAGAAGCAGGATTCGCAGAAGATGAATATGGGAACCCATCGGATTGTTATTTAAAAATTGGCTTTAACTTAAAAAAACCAGTCAGTGCCGAAAAGATTGAGGCTGAAAGAGAAAAAACGAAAGACGATGCCTTAAAAGCTGCTGCCGAGTTCCTGAACATAGATGTTTCACTATTAAGCATAGTCTCCGAGGAAGAATATCTCACAGAAACCGAAAAAGATTTACAAAACTGAAATTATTATGATTTACTAAACGGAGGAACTGGCAGTGGATAAGATATTAAAAACATGCTGGTGGTACATAGTGCTTGCTTTAGTATGGCAAGGTTTGGAGCTATTAATATACCACCAGATACAGCCGCGGGTAGTTGACGACATTATGGGACTTTTGTATTTGCCCTTTATCTACGGGGCAGTAGATTAACATTTAAATAACAAGGAGAACGGAGCATATGACTAAGCTACAAAAATCACAAATAATATACGCTGACCTTGTATATGTCCTTAATAAGTTTGGAATTGATATTACAAGCAAAGAAATAGAGTCTGTAATAAAAGGGACTATACACAGCAGTCTGGAAAAAATAGAACAAAGTACCAACAAGTAATGGAGGTAGCGGATGGAAAGAGAAATTAGATTTGCTTAATCCATAGAACTGACATTTGAGCGATTAAATTGGAGTGAATCGAAGTATTCCAAAAGGAGGTGGTACCATTGGGAAAGGTGCGAACACTAAACACAAAATATGGAATAAGTAAGCATAGGTTTAAGGAATTGTATTACTGGTGCTTGCAATACAACGAATGGAAGGACGAGTTAAAATATAAGACTGATACAGTCAAGGCTATTGAAACGCATGACATGCCAATGGGGGGCAGGGGAATGAGGAGCCCAACAGAAGAACTTGCAATGAGGAGGGCAAGGTTAGAGGAGAACTGCCGTCTTATTGAACAGACAGCAATAGAAACCGATCCGGAATTATACCAATATATATTAAAGGCGGTTACAAATGAAGATATCACATACAGATACTTAAGCCTTATCATGGAGATACCATGTAGCCATAATACATATTATGACCGGCGCAGGAAATTCTATTGGCTGTTGAATGAAAAAAAATAAATTAAAGATTGGTAATCAGGGGACAAGTCAATATGGTATATTAATATCATGGATTAGTAAAAAGAACTGAGCTCATAAGATATATGCACCCATAAATGAGAGGGCATCCAGCGGTTACATGCAGGATGTCTTTTCTTTATGCCTTGAAAGAAGTCTGACAATTCAAATAATTGGGTCCTTCCGAGGGGGGCGGGGCCTTATGCGGGGCGCGGAAGGTCCGGTGTTTTTCTCTGTAGGGACTAAAAAAACAGGTGATTTCCTTCCGGTTTGGAGGGGAGCAAGGAGGACCAAAGGGAGATACGGAGGGGAGTACAGTAAAGGAGACGGAGAAAGAATGGTCGTAAACCAGAAGGAATTGTCGCAATGCCTTGGAATTTCAACGCGTCAAATAAGGAATCTCAAATCGGAAGGGCTGTTCCAGACGGAAAAAAATTCAAGGGGATACATGCTTGAAAAGTGCGTCCAAGAGTATATTAATTTTAAGATAAATGCGGAAATGGGACGCAGGACATCTATTACGAAAGAGGAAGTGCAAGCAGAGCATGAGGAAATCAAGAAACAGATATCAGCCTTAAAGCTAAGAAGATTACGGAGG